TTTAAGAAAGTAACAGGAAGAACAAAAGCTGAGTTTGATGCTGAACGTGAAAAAGAACATTTGGAATATGAAGAACGCAAAAGAAAACACAAAGAAGTTATTCCAGAACTTACTAAACAATGGATTGAAAAAGGTAACGAAATACTTGCCGAAAAATACCATGAAGCTTGGGCTAAATGCGTTCCAATTAGACTTAGCGATTTGTATGAAGGCATGGAACTAAAGGCAACTTTAGACATAGTTAAAGAATTGAATGCAGGGTGCGAACTTCAAACAGCAAAAGAAATTATTGAAGGACAAGGACACTCTGGAATGTCATTTGGCTTGGTTTGTTCAATGGTAAAATTATTTTGCGATAGAGGTTCAGAATTTGCAAGTTACGCACGGTCTTAAGGTTGCCGATAACTCGTAAATAAACAAAACAACGCATAAATAGCTAACACTAAAACATTTAAAAATGAAATATGTCAGAATTGCAATCGAAAAAATGCGGTATTTGGATTATTCAGAGCATACTGTAAAAATATATGCTCACTACATTAAAAAGTTTTTAGAATCGCTGAATAAAAGGCATGACCGGATTAATGCAAAAGATTTTAAGGCTTATTTTGAAACGTATAATTTTACCAGTCAACCGCAGCAGAACCAGGTTATCAATGCGCTCCGCTTTTTCTATCGAGACGTATTAAAAAAGAAATATGCGAAAGTAGATTTTCAACGTCCGAGAAGGGAGAAAAGATTGCCGCAAGCTATAGATAGTCATTTTCTTTTAAATCATATTTCAAGAATCCAAAACCTGAAACATAAGGCTATTATTTCGCTGGCTTATTCGGTAGGGCTTAGGGTTAGCGAAGTGATTAACCTTAAAATTGCGGATATTGACAGTAAAAGAATGATAATATTCATCAGGCAGGCAAAAGGGAAAAAGGATCGTGTTGTTCCGCTAACCGAAACAATGTTAACCCTGCTTCGTCAATACTTTAAGGAATACCGGCCCCGTGTTTACCTTTTCAACGGGCAAAAATCATTGAAATATAGCGCTGCATCTTGCAATAATATCGTAAAAAAGTATATTGGCCAGCAATACCATTTTCACCAGTTGAGGCACAGCACTTTTACCAACCTTACTGAACAGAATATCGACTTGAGAGCAATACAGAAGCTCGCGGGGCATTCATCCAGTAAAACTACTGAAATTTACACGTTTATCAGCAATCAAACGTTATCAAATATTCCTTTGCCTATATGAAAATTAACTTTACATACAACCAGTACGCGGAAGAGGTGAGAAGCGGGAAGCAGGTGGCTTGCGATTATGTGAAGCTGGCGGTGCAGCGGTGGTTTAACGACCATGAGCGCGGACATGAGCGCGGACTCTGGTTCGACGAGCAGGCGGCGCAGCGTGTGATTAAGTTTATGAGCCTGTTGACACAATTTGAAGGAAAGTTTCATGGTAAAGCCCTGATGCTGGAACCGTGGCAGCAGTTTATCGTGGCTAACTTGTTTGGATGGAAATGGGAAGATGGCAGCCGCCGTTTTACGGAAAGTTACATCGAGCTGGCTCGGAAAAATGGAAAGTCCACGCTGGGTGGTGGCATTGCCGACTACATGTTTGCCGCCGATGGCGAGTATGGCGCGGAAATATACAGCGCAGCAACAAAGCGCGACCAGGCGAAGAAGGTTTTTGAAGCCGGAAAGTATCTGCTAAAAAACAGCACCAGCAAAAAGCTTCGCGAAATGGTGACTTTTCAAAACTACAATCTACACATCGAAGAAAAGTACAGCAAGTTTGAACCGCTGTCATCTGACCATAAGCGTCTGGATGGTTTGAATCCACATTGCGTAATTATCGATGAGTTTCACGCTCACCCCGATAACGGCGTATATTCGGTAATGAAATCCGGGATGGGCGCCAGGCGGCAACCGTTGTTGTTTACTATCACTACAGCCGGGTTTAACCGATTTTCGCCGTGTTACAATCAGCGAAAGCTGGTAGAAAATGTATTGGATGGCGTGATAGAGCAGGATAACCTTTTCGGGATGATATATACCCTCGATGAAGACGATGACTGGAAAGATGAAAAGGTTTGGATAAAAGCCAATCCAAACATGGGGGTTTCAGTAAGTGAAAAGTGGTTGCGAAATGAGATTGAGCGGGCAGATGCGGATAATACACAACTGGTGCCGGTTATGACCAAAAACCTGAATGTGTGGACTGATGCTGCAGAAACCTGGATAAAAGATGCTGACTGGATGGCTTGCGATATTGGCGCCTTGCCCGATCTTACGGGAAAGGAATGTTATGGCGGCCTCGACCTTGCCAGCACCCGCGATATCACTGCCCTGGTGCTGCAGTTTCCTGATGTAAACGGAAAACGACAAATATTACCTATTTTCTGGATGCCCGAAATGAATTACCAGGAGCGCGTGGAGCGCGATAAGGTAAACTATGATGTTTGGATTCGTGAAGGGTTTATCCGTATCACGCCAGGTAACGTAACGGATTACGATTTCATCAAAGCCGATATTTTAAAGATGGCTAAGCAATACCAAATCAGAAACATTGCTTATGACCGCTGGAACGCTTCGCAGTTGGTGATTGATTTAATTGAAGAAGGTTTGAAAATGGAGAGCTTCGGACAAGGTTATGGCAGCATGAGCGCGCCCACAAAAGAGCTTAACAAAATGGTGCTAAAGAAAAACCTTAATCATGCAGGCAATCCGGTATTGCGATGGATGTGTAAAAATGTCAGCATCAAACGCGACCCCGCTGATAATATTAAAATCGATAAAAATGCGGCGCAGGAAAAAGTGGATGGTATGGTGGCGCTGGTTATGGCCATCGGCGTAGAATTAAAAGGCGACAATAAAAAAACATACAATCAGCACGGCTTAAGAACCTTTTAAATTATTATTTCGACTTAATATCAACACAAAACACAATCTAAATCAGGTTATTAAAATCATTAGATGAAAAATAAGCCTGATAAATAGTAGTTGACGCTTGCATTTATGTGATAAAATGCTATAATTTAGCATCATTAAAATCGCATAAATGTCAGTAACCAGAATTAAGATATTTGGAATCCCGGTTTACAGTCGCGAGCAGGAGCAACGCGATGCTTCTGTGTCTAACCTTAAGAGCCCTAAAGATTGGCTTAAAAATATTTTTGGCGTAACCAGCAATGCCGGTGTGGAGGTAAATGAATCTTCTGTTGGCAATTTGTTGGTGGCTTACCGGTCTGTTGATTTACTGGCTAATGTGATTGCTAGCTTGCCAAAAGGGGTTTTTGAAGTTGAGCCTAATGGCGATAAAAAGAAAATACTGAATCATGATGCGGCTTTTGCACTCAGAAGGCCTAACCAAAAAATGACGGAGTTTGTTTATTTCCAAACCGTGTTATACCAGCTACTCACACGCGGGAACTCCTACAGCCGCATCATCACCAGCCGCGACGGCTACACTCTTAAGCTTTACGACAACCAGGAGGTTTCTGTGTATGAACATAAAGACCGCCTGTATTATCGTTTCCACGACAAAAATACGCCAGCCCGGCTATATACTTCCGATGAAGTAATGCATTTTAAAGGTTTAGGCGATGGCGTCATCGGCAAAAACCCGATCCAGTCAGCCCGCGAAGGATTTGCCACGGCCATTGCCGCGCAAAGCCACGGCAATCACAGTTTTAAAAACGGAAGTATGCCGCCTGGATACTATTCAACGCCTGAACATTTGAACAATGAAGCTTACGAACGCCTGAAAAATGACTTGGTAGACAGCCGGCAGGGCGTAACATCAGCCAATAAAACTCCGTTGCTGGAAGGTGGAATGGAGTTTAAAAACTTTGCGCTTTCGCTCGAAGATTTGCAGTTTATCCAAACCCGCGAATTTACAAACGCAGAGGTTGCCGGCTTTTTCGGCGTGCCGTTGCACTTGGTTTATTCAGCGATAAAGCAGGGCGGTTATAACAGCTTTGAGCAATTCAGCACCGAGTTCGTAAAGTTCACCGTCATGCCCTGGGTACGGAGAATTGAAGAAGAACTGGAACGTAAACTTTTTACCCTCGACGAGCAACGGGCCGGCAACTATGCCATTAAGTTTAACCTGAAGGGATTATTGCGTGGCGATATCAAATCGCAAACGGAGTTTTACGACAAAATGCTGTATCACGGCGTATTCAACAAGAACGATGTCCGCCGTCTCGAAGATATTAATAGCACGGAAAATGGCGATGAGTTTTATGTTGACTTGAATAAAATCCCTGAAAAAATGGTGGACCAGTATTACAAGAGCAAAATGACTAACAATAATTAGTATGGAAAAACAGGATTACATAAAAGAGATTCCACAGGCAGAACGTCGATTTTTTACGGCGCCCGTATCGGTGCAAAAACGTGCTGAGGGTGATGATAACATTGTTGAAGGGGTGGCTGCGATTGTGGGAAAAAGAAACTGACCTGGGGTTTTTTCGTGAAAAAATAGCCCGCGGGGCATTTGATGATGTGTTGAATGATGACGTAAGGGCGTTGTTTAACCATGATCCTAATTTTATTCTTGGAAGGACGGCATCTAATACGCTTGAAATCGGCTTAAATGAAAATGGCGATTTAACGTATAAGTACACTACGCCCGACAGGCAATATGCTCGCGACCTTTATGATGCGATTAAAAGCGGTGATGTGGATCAGTCCTCATTTGCTTTTAT